TCAAGGTAGCATTACCTGGCTCAGGTCCTATCCTATCAGGTCATTCTGGAGGAAATGCAACTATTACATCTACACTGTCTAACTTTGTGTCTCAATTGAGACTAGGAGACGTAGTAGAGTTCTCAAATAATGGTGCAGCACACAAAGCAACTGTTACTGCTGTAACTGATAACTTTAACTTTAATATTACTCGTATAGGATCTACTACACTTGATAATGGTGCACTTACAAGTCCTGTTATAAGAACTCGTCCAGAAATCAAAGAAGCAAATAAAAAGAAACTCTTAACACCATTAGGATTTGCTGCTGTTAAGAATACAAACAATAACAATACACAAAACCCTGCGGGTTATTATAGAATTAGTGTTACCACAACTGTTAATGGTAGTGGTGAAGCATCTGCAAATGCAGGAGCAGGATTACTATGGAAAAATGGTGCTGATAATGATGACTTCCAAGTTGTTATTACATCTAGTGGTAGTGGAACTGGAGATGGTGATGTATTGTCATCTGGAGCAGGATTTAGTATAAGCGGTACGAGTGCTAATACACAGACTATTGCATTAACTGGTTTATCCAATGGTGGTGGAAACATAACGATTATTGGTACAGTTTATTCATCTGATAGGTCAGCAAAAGCAAAGACCACAGAACGTATGAAGGTTCTTAAGATTGATGATACAACTGGTAGTGCTGTAAATGGTTTAACAACTGTTGCTGGTGGTTTTGGTAGTAGAGTAGACGACTCTAGTATATCTCTTGGTACTGCTGATGTATTTAAAATCAAGGCAATATTTGAGTCTAAGAATTCAAATGATCCAGTAATACCTAATTTCTCATATACAAATTTACTTGGAACTCTTGCCATAGACGATGTAATTCAAGGTGATAGTTCTGGATCTAGAGCAAGAATAGTATCTACTACAAGTAACATCATTTACTTTGTACCTGTTGAGGATGATGTATTTACTGCGGGAGAAACAATAACTGCACCTAATGCAACACTTAAAATTACAGGAAGTGTAGATAATGGTTCAACAAATATTACTAGCACATTTGATTTGGATGATGGACAAAGAGATCAATATTATGACTATTCTAGAATTGTAAGAAAGGCAGGATTTGCTCCTCCTACACACAAGATGCTTGTTATCTTTGATAGATTCCTTACAACCAATGGATCAAGTCCATACACAGTTGATTCATATCCTACATCTGAGTATAAGATTATTCCAAGATACGAGTCTGATAAGTTGAGAGACATGATTGACTACAGACCAATCGTTCCTGAGAAATTGACAGGAACTGGTAGTCAAGCATCTCCATATACATTAAGTCAAACAAAATTCTTTGACTTTGCAAATAGGGCGTTTACTGGTAACTTGACTGGATTACCTGGCATAGGTGATACAACTATTCTAAGTCTACAGTATTACTTACCACGTGTTGATAAGGTATACATGAGTAAGGATAGTGTTATTCAAATAGTTAAGGGTGCACCTAGCACAAGACCTCAAGCACCTGAGGATGTTGAAGACGCCATGTTATTGGCAACAGTGCAATACAGTGCATATGTGTTTGATGTTGAAGAAGATGTAACTATAGAAGAGACAAACTATAAGAGATATACATTTAGAGATATTCAATATCTAGAAGATAGAATTAAAACTCTAGAATACTATACTCAATTATCTTTACTTGAAAGTGAAACTGCAAGTATGGAGATTAGAGATGTTAGTGGTCTTAGCAGATTTAAAAATGGTTTTATTGTAGATAACTTTGCAAGTCTTGCTACTGCAGATACACTACATCCTGACTACAGAGTATCAACTGACTTTGAGCAAGGTTATGTTAGACCAGCTCACTATACAACTCAAGTTCCTCTTACATATAGCACAGCTTCGCAAAACGTTACACAGACTGACGAGTTGATAACACTTCCATATACATCTTCTGTGTTAATTGACCAACCATACGCATCAGCTGTGGAAAACGTTAACCCATTTAACGTATTTACATATGTCGGTGACATAGAGTTATATCCAGAATCAGACAATTGGGTAGATACAACATCATTAAATCCTATCCAAGGACCTGTCACAGAGGGCAATTTCTTAACTACAGTTAGAGAGTTTAACGCTGATCAAAATGGATTTTCTCCAATACAGTGGAACTCTTGGAAGACAACTTGGACAGGAACATCCACAACTCAAAATGTTGGTGCATGGAGAGGTGGCGGTGGTAAAGGTAGACAACAGCAACGTAGAACTGTTACTACAACTTCTACAACAACTACCAAACAAACTAGAACTGGTATTAGATATAGAGTTACACCTGTAGTTGAGCAACAGTCTCTTGGTAGCAGAGTTGTTTCTGTCGAGCATATTCAGTTTATGCGTTCTAGAAATATTGAATTTACTTGTCAAAAACTAAAACCAAGAACTAAGTTCTTTGCATTCTTTGATGGTATTGCATTACCTAAGAAATTAGTTACGCCAAAAATTATGGGTCTTATTAAGGATCCATCTACTGATGCACAAACAAACAATATTCCATTCCAAATAGGTGAGACTATTCATGTTAAGAAAGGAAATGGTAAGTTTAGATTTAAGGCAAGAGTTGCATCACCTAATGATAACTTCTCAATAAACCCTCTTGATGGTACAGATATTAGTGCTACTGCAGACTATACCTCTAACCTAGCATTTATTAACGTTGATACTAAATCTCTTGCAGATCAAGCAAAAGGAACTTACTATGGATCACCAAAACTAAATGATTACTTAGTTGGTGAAACTAGTGGTGCTGTTGCAAAAGTATCTAACAAAGATATGATTACTGATAAGCAAGGTAATCTTAGAGGTTCATTCTTTATTGATGCACCTAACACTGCGGGTAATCTTAAGTTTAAAACAGGTACAAAACTATTCAGACTTAGTGACTCTGCCTCTAACAGTAAGGTCGTTGGTATATCTGATTCTAATGGTGAAGCAGAATTTGAGTCATCTGGTATATTGCAGACTACACAAGAGACAATCATCTCTGTTAGAAATGCTAAGATTACATCTGAGGATCAGTATGATTCCAGAACATTAACCAGTGTTACTGAAACATCTGCAGAAGAGACAAGATGGACTGACCCACTTGCACAAACATTCTTGATTGAAGATTCTAATTTAGAAGGTGGAGTATTCTTAACTAAGATTGACTTATTCTTCCAACAGAAAGATGCTGAGATTCCTGTAGCAATTGATATTAGAACTGTAGAAAATGGTACTCCTACACAAACAGTATTACCATTCTCTAAGGTAGTTAAGCAAGCAGCTGATGTATTTGTATCCAGTGACGCTTCAGTACCAACTACATTTACATTCAAAGCACCAGTATTCATTCCATACAGAACTGAACATGCTATTGTGGTTACATCTGACTCTAATCAGTTCAAGGTATTCATCTCGCTTCTTGGTAAGGATGCTATTGATGCAGCACATCAAGGTGAGAAAATATCTGAGCAACCATATATCGGTGTTCTATTCAAGTCACAAAACGCATCTACTTGGTCTCCTTCTCAGTTTGAGGATTTGATGTTTAAGATGTATAGAGCAGAGTTTACACTTCCATCAACAGCAGCACCTAGTAAACTTATACTAGAGAATGCACAGTTAGGAGAACAGAATGGTGGTTATCTAAACCTTGCAACAAATACACTTAAGACTACAGCTTCTAGTGATGAGATCAGAGTATTCCACAGTAATCATGGTATGCAATCTGCATTGAATTATGTCAAGGTTACAGGAGTGATATCGGAGGTAGCAGATACTTCTATTAATATGAGTGGAAACTTTACATCTACTGGAACAACTTTGACAGTGGCAGATGCCTCTCAGTTCCATACAACAATAGGTGGATCTGCTGTTAGTTCATCTAATCTTGGATTTATTAAGATACTTGGAACTGCTGAAGATGGTAGTGGTGACGAGATTCTTGCATACGAAGCAATAAATGGTAATGATATTACTATCAACGCTTCTGGTAGAAATCATAATGGTACATCAGGTTCTGGAACTGGACTAGCACACGCAGATAATGCAGTGGTGCAGTGCTATAACTTTGATGGTATACCTCTAACATTAGTTAATACTACACACAATTCTACTACAGGTGGACTTATATCAATTAATAGTCCTCATAGTTACAACCTTAAGATTACAAATAAAACTGCTACTACTGGTATTACTGGTGGTGGATCAAATATAGTTGTATCTCAAAACGTTCCATGGGATGCTATTACACCTCAGATACAAAGTCAGTTAGAACCTAAAACTAGTATGGTTACTAGATTGTTAGGTACAAGTGGAACATCTTGTGGTCCTTTCCCATCTGGTGCAAGTGCAGAAACATCTTTTACAAAAGATACCATATACACTGACATTACTGTTGGTGAGGAGAACTATTTTGGTGCTACTAAGGTTGTTGCAAATGAACTAAATGAAATCAATAGAATGAATAGTACAAAGTCACTAACCATGGAATTGAATTTAAGTTCTGAAGTTTCACACTTATCTCCTGTAGTTGACTTAACTAGATGCTCAGTCATCACACACGCCAACCAATATAATAATATTGAACCTACAGCTGGTATTGGTGGAGAGTGTGCGGGTAACTATATTACTAAAGTTGCTAGATTAGAAAAGAGTGCTACTGGACTGAAGGTAATGCTCGCAGCTAATACATTTACACAGTCTAAGATAGTTGTGATGTATAAGTTAGTTCCAGTTGGATATGCAGGAAACCTAGACGAACTAGAATTTAGATTCTTTAATAGTACAGGTGTACCAGACAACGGTGCTTTAGTTCCTCAGAATGATTTAACAACATTTACAGATTACGAGTATACTATAGAAGACACTGATGAGTTTGATGCTTTCCAAGTTAAGGTCAGTTTACTCAGTTATGATCAACCATACATACCTAGAGTTAAGGACTTCAGAGGTATTGCTTTAGCATAATGGAATTACTTCCAGTTGAAGGACATACATCATTGGGCAGAGATCCAGAGTCAAATGCGATTCTGAATACAGATACTTCTGGGTATGATGCTTATTTAAAAGCAAGAGAGAACGCAAAGAAGAAGGATAGAACTTTAGCTGATTTACAAGCAGAAGTTGCGGAATTAAAAGAAATAGTAAAAGGTTTAGTTGTAAAAGAGGATAAATAATCAGGAGCTAAATAAATATAGGAAATTCTTTGAACTATGGCTTCTGCTGTATCCAACCTCATAATATACCAAGGTGCTGATTTTATCACCGATTTTACCATCGAGAATGATAATGGGACTTTGTTTGACTTAACTGGATATACAGTTGCGTGTAAGATAAAGAAGCACTATACAAGCAGTACGTCCACTACTGTGACTGGAGCGATATTAACTCCTCCGACAGCTGGACAAATTCAATTATCTCTTGGCAATGCTGTCACTACCGCAATGAAGGCGGGGAGATATGTATATGATGTCGTTATTACTTCGACCACTGGGCAAAAAACGCGAGTGCTAGAAGGTTCTGTAAGCGTACTTGAGGGAGTAACACTCTAATGGCAAGATTAAGATTTGGGGATCAATCAATTCCAAAGGTCACACGTGTCGCAGCTGGTGGCGGTGGTGGTTCACTTGGAGGACTGTCTGATGTAGATTTGACAGACACATCTCAAGGTGGATTAGCAAACGGATCAATGCTTGTTTACGATCAAGCACAAACAAAATTCGTAGCAACAAATGTCTTAAGTAACGTGACAATTAATGGAGGTAGCTTCTAATGGCATCAAATATCCTAATTAAAAGGAGTACTGGATCAGTTGCACCAGGTACCGTTACGTTCGGTGAACTAGCAGTAACAACAGGTGCTAATGGTACTCAAGCAAACGCAGGAGACAGACTGTTTGTTGGAGACAACAATGGTGCTGCTCAAGTTGTAGGTGGTAGATATTTTATGGATATGTTGGATCATGTCCATGGTACACTTACAGCAAGTTCATCTGTCATAGTAGACAGCAATTCAAAAATAGATCAATGGAATGTTGACGACATTACTCTCAACGCAAATGTCATTACAACATCAACCACTGACGCAGATTTAATTTTCCGTGCCAATGGCACAGGTAAACTCGTCATCGAAGACGGGCAAGAATTAGAATTCGGAACAACTGGTGATGTAGAACTAGTCTTTAATGACGGTGATGCAGCATTAGATGTCAAGAGAGCAGCTGGTTCTCCTGACTTACGTATACAGGATGATATGCGTCTGTACTTCGGTACTAATAAAGACGGTGGAATCCGATACGATGAAACAACTCTTGATAAAGTAAGAGTAGATGGTGCTGATTGGGAATACGATAATGGCGTTGCCATTAAGATTTCTGATGTAACTACATCTACTACAAGTACAACTGGTGCCTTCCAAGTCGCTGGTGGAGCGGGTATCGCTGGTCAAGCCTCTGTAGGGTCTCTCCTCGTTGAAGGGGATGCTACAGTAGGCGATGCCAGTGGCGATAATCTGACTGTTAACTCCACTACGGTTTTTGAGAATGGCGTTACCTTCAACGGAACAACAAGTATAAACGCTGATATATCTCAAACAGGACAGTTCACAATTGACAGTCTGAAGATGGATGGCAATGTTATCTCTACCACATCTGGTACAGAGATGATAATCGACCCATTTCCAGCTGGTGGTGATGCTGAAGGTTTAGTTATTATTAAAGGTGACTTACAGATTGATGGTACTACAACAACTGTTAACAGTGCTTCAATGTCTGTCAATGATCCTACAATTGAATTAGGTGATCCAACATCTGTATTGACCTCACAAGGTTCTACTGGTTCTGGATCAAGTACAATTGTAGTTGATAAGGTAACTGGAATTGCTGCAGGAGACGCAATCACTGCTGCATCAGGAATACCTAGTTCAACAACAATCTCTAGTATTAATACTGGAACTAAGACTCTTACATTGTCTCAGGCAACCAATGCTGTTATCGCATCTGGTACTACATTAACCGTTACTAGATCAAGTAATGATGCATTAGACCGTGGTGTTAAAGTACACTACTACACTGGTTCTGCTGCTAAATTTGGTTTCTTCGGTTATGACCGTACAGGTGGTGCTGATGGAAACGGTGCATGGACATTTATTGAAGATGCAACAGACACAGGAACTGTATTTGGTGTAACAGGTAATCGTGGTACAGTTGTACTAGGAGACCTAGAATTAGATACAGACTTGGAAGTACAGTTTGGTGGTACAGGTGCAGGGCAATTTGTCCAGAACGGTATCATATATGGTAACAATACAGGAGCATTACAAGTAACCTCAGCTGCTAACATGGCATCACCTGGCACAGGTGACGATGCCACAACTTCATATCAAGTTCTTACAGTAACATCTGCGGGTGTGCCTGTATGGACGAATACCCTCGATGGTGGAACTTTCTGAACTACATTAACATGAACGTACAACTTGTTATTAACACATTACAAAAAAAGATTTCTGAACTGACTTTAACAAATGTGATGCTGGAAGCACAAATCTTAGATTTGCAATCCCAGTTAAATACTATAACCGAACAAAATTCTAATGAGAATGCTTTAGATGGCAACGAGAATCAAGCTAAAGAGATCGAGCACAGCAGCAGCGGCTCCGACGACTTCCACACTCCTTGATGGTGAAGTTGCGGTAAACACCGCTGATAAAAAGATCTACGTCAGAGACGGCTCTAATATAGTCGAGGTAGCAAACGCTGAACCTGCAATTGGTGAAATCACCACTGCGATGCTTAATGCGGATATAACCAATGGACAAGGTAATACGTATTATGTTGCATCAGTAGGATCAGATAATGATTTGCTAGGTCATGGTGGTGTAAATGGTAAACATCCTGACACTCCATTCCTTACAATCACAAAGGCACTTTCAAAGTGTACATCTGGTGATGCAGTTATAGTTGCACCTGGTGAATTTCAAGAGACGTTTCCATTAACAATTCCTGATGGTGTTACATTACGTGGTACAAACTTACGTGCGACAAAGATAAAACCAACAAACGCAACGCAAAGTAATAACGCAATAGTTTTAAATGGTGATTGTCAAGTATCTGATTTGACAATTAAAGATTTTTTATATGATAGTAGTGGTGATACTGGATATGGTTTTGTATTAGGAACCTCAGTAGATTCAACCACAAGTCCTTATGTTGAGAGAGTTACAGTAACAACTAAGGGTAGTATAGTATCTGGTTCAGATCCTTACGGATATGCTCAAGGAGATGCAGGACGTGGTGCTAA